CCGAAGTAACCATGAGCGGCTACGATGTTGTATGTCTCTTCTTCTTGTCCGAACTTGTAACCGTAGTTCTGAGATTCCGTTTCAGTCGTCTCACGAACCAGNGAGGACGTAACAAGCGAACCGTGCATAGCACTGAATAATGAACCACCGAACACGCCAGCAACGCCGAGCATNTGGAANGGGTGCATGAGAATGTTATGTTCTGCTTGGAAGACGAGCATGTAGTTGAAGGTTCCCGAAATACCCAAAGGCATAGCATCGGAGAACGAACCTTGACCAAAGGGGTATACCAAGAATACTGCGGACGCAGCCGCAACAGGAGCAGAGTATGCGACACAGATCCAGGGTCTCATACCCAGACGATAGGACAATTCCCACTCACGACCCATNTATGCATAGATGCCGATCAGGAAGTGNAATACTACNAGTTGGAAAGGACCACCGTTATACANCCACTCATCGAGTGATGCTGCTTCCCANATGGGATAGAAGTGAAGACCAATTGCGTTGGAGGATGGGACAACTGCACCAGAGATGATGTTGTTTCCATACATGAGTGAACCAGCTACGGGCTCACGGATGCCGTCGATATCGACGGGAGGTGCCGCTACGAAAGCGATCACGAAGCAGATGGTTGCCGCCAACAGAGTTGGGATCATCAGCACTCCAAACCATCCGACATAGAGTCGGTTGTTTGTGGAAGTAACCCACTCGCAGAAATTATCCCACGCGGGTGTTGTTTGTTGTTGCCTTGAAAGAGTTGACATTGAAATTAGGGTAGGTATGAGTGCAGGGAAACACTGATATAATATGCCTGTTGCACCCTCAGCAGCAGGTATGAAAGACTGTTATTTAATGACGCTGTTTAGTCTTGGTAAGGCGTCAAGTGTGTCGTTGTGTAACGACCGTCCATACTATATATGGTTTTCAACACTTTGTCAAGTGTAATCGAAATTCGATTCTAGGAAAACCGACATAGGTGGACATGTCTCGGCATATTGTAGCACACGTTGGTGCTTCAGTGCCCACTCGTTGACCTTGCGGCGAGTGACAAGCTCTGGATACCTGAAGTATTCATTGAGACGCTTGTTGACTGTAGTATAACCTGATCCTGCAAGGATGTGAAGGACCTGTGTGCCACCATGAGAAACGGGCTCGTTGCCATTCATAATATACTGAATGACTTCATGGGTTCCTGAGAGATCATACTCTATCTCATCACTGACATGACTCCAGAAGGGTGTGTCGCGACGACGACTGTAATAGTAGTGTGCCTCTACAAACTCACGCCATCCATCCATATGCTCACAGAGGTTATGGTTGAAGCGATCACGCTGGAATTGTCCAGGCAGAGGTGCCTCCTGTAGGAGGTCCATGAGAGCAAGGATGCCATGGTGTGTGTTGAAGAGACTTGTAGATTCTAGCGGCTCGATGAATCCAAACGAGAGTCCGATGGACACACAGTTACCTGTCCATGCCCTCTCATGCCTGCCGTTTTCAAACTTGATCAGACGTGCATCATCGTATCCGAATTCTTTACGGGCATCCTCTTCGCTCTGAAACTTTGAGCAGAATACATATCCCCTGCTGAGGAAGTCATAGGTAGGGATGGTCCACTGCCAACCAGCAGTCATTGCTTTGGCGTTGGTGTAGGGGACCATCTCGGTCGCACGATCAGTGTAGTCAGTCTTAACTACGAGTGCGCTGTCAGTTACAATTGAATCGTAGGGTTTCCACTTACTAAGCGCCCCTCCGACAACCGCTTGCTGCCCACTACAGTCGATAAAGAGATCACCAAAAACCTTTTCTCCCCCGAGTTTGTATGGTCCACCTGCGACCACGACGTGCTCGATGTTTCTCCCTTTAGTAGCAACAGACTTAACTGTGCTATTAACCACCTTAAGATCTTTGCAGAAGGTGTCTCTGAGAAAGTTGGAGAAGGCTGCTCCGTTAATATGGAATGATCTGTCTTTAGCGAGGTCATATGGATCTAAGATATCTTTATTCAGTGGGAGTCGCCCTGCTTCTGCCACCGCTACGAATGGCATGAATAATTGAGAGAAGGGTGGCAGACCCTCTGGATGAAATGCTTTGGCGAGCATCCACTCTTGAAACTTTACTGTTTGAGTAATGCTTTGTCCATTGGGATAATGAAATACTTCACCCTCCTTCACGAAACCTTCAAACCTTGAAGAGGATTTGAATGTTGCTCGTGCTGCAGGGAGGAATACCTCATCAGGGATCCCCATGTATGAGAGATACTGATTGATGTGTGGCGTAGTGCTCTCGCCTACACCGATGGCATCACCACCATTGATCATAGTGATGTCCCAGTCAGGGAAAGTTTTACAAAAAGCGGCGGCAGTCATCCAACCAGATGTGCCACCACCGACAATCACAATACGCATGTTACTTTTTTTTCAGTGTCCTTTTAATCATCTTAGCATACAAAACTTCCTCTGGTGTATACCAATTGGGATGTTTCTTTGCTCCTTTAAGTAGTTTCTTTACTGCTTTCTTTGTTGAGAGTTGTTTCTTTTCTTCCATTAATGGATTGGTATTTAGAAAATTCTTTGAAGAGATTCTCACCAACAAAAGCATACAGGTCACCACCATGCGACGCCAATGCTTCTTCTAATCCTTCCTGGGTTGCAGGGACATTCAGCAACCCATTCGACACATAGTAGTGACAAAACTCATACACTTCTCTATTTATGGGGATTTGCTTATGAATGAAAGCGGTGAGACAGATCTGTCTCTCTACCATCTTACCGTCGTCATAGCGCCAGTCTTCAATCATTGAGCAATCATCCTGAATTCTTTTTTAGTTTGGAATGCCTTCTGCCCTGCTTCACACAGGTGCAGAAGAAATTGAGCCTTGTGTATGGATAGGTTTGAGTAGTTTTTTAACTTAACCCAGTTACCATCCCAGTAAAACTCTAAGCAATACATGACTCATGCATCCAACCTGAGTTTATTTAGATAATTCCATGCATAGTCCTCGCGAGCACCTTTGATGCCCCATCCCAACCAACGATAGGAAGGTTGCATATAGTATGCAATACTCATTCCATTCGATTGGAAGTATGGAAGTTGACGCTGGAATATATTCTCGTTAACCATGTAACGAAGTTGGCAGTCGAATGTGGAGGGATCACACTCAAACTTAGTGGCAAATTTGCCGAGGTTGACGTAGCGGTTTACGCTGGTCCACTGAATGATACCATAACCACCCGTAAGACAATTCTCGTAAGTTACACGAGCACCTCCCTCACAGATGTTAGCAATGAATTTGGATTCTTGTTTGATGTTGCCAAGGATGGTTGCAATAGCATTCTTGTCTGTGATATTTACTGATGGTGTCTGTAAATACGCTACGACTTTTGTTTCTTCTGGGGAGCAATCTTCGCACCCCCATTTAGTCTCTAAGATCTCTGTAGGTCTTAGTCCTGCTGCCTCAGACTTCTGAGGAGCAGTGGCACAACCCGCCAGCAGTGGCAGCAGTAATGCTGTCAGTACAAGTGGTCTCATGTCTAGTCTATCCATAGAAAAGGGTGCTGTGTAAGCACCCAAGTATCATAGCGTATTTAGCGTGGTTGTCAAGAGGTTGATGCATAAGAAGGAATCATCATTCCCCCATCACTTCCGTCGTCATCCTCATCAGTGTNTGCTAGTAGTAACAAGACNGCAAGAGGAGTAAAACAGAAGACGATCGTCTGAAATACCTCTAGACTCATTACCAAATACCTGGGATGATCTGTCCTGTGACAGCGTAGGTGCCCATTGCGGCAACGATTCCGATCATTGCTGCCCAACCATTAAAACGTTCTGCTTGAGGAGTCATTTCACCACACTCCGAAGAAGAGTTTACCAGTGAAGGCATAGGACAGGAAGGCAGAGACGATGCCAAGCATGGCGAGGCGTCCGTTGAGTTTCTCTGCGGACTCATTGTGAGTCTCGTATACTTCTGATTGCATTGCTTTCTCCACTTTAGGGTCGATGTACATTTGGGGCTCGGTGGCATACATGTTGGTGCGACCACCGTCTTCGATTGTAACAGTCATTTGTTAAGGTGTGTTACTTCTTGTAACTATATATAACTTTACAATATTTGTCAAGCCCCCCTTAGGAAAATGAGATGACATCCTGTCCACCGATCACGCCCATGTCCACGGGTTGTGCTGCTTGCATACCATCATAGGCACTGAAGGTAATGTGATCACTCCCCTCGCCACCACTGATACCAGTGTCAATGTTTTGGAAGTCGTAGTTGTCGTTGAGATAGATCGGACTGCTAGGGAATTCGATCTGTGGCACGTCCTCAGCACACTGCTCAGTGATGGTCTGTAGACCATTGTAGTGACGCCACAGCTCACTCAGGTGACTGCGATTGAAGTTAGGGTCATCGATCGCACTGTGCAGTGCTTTCTTGAGTGCCTCTGTTGCTGCTGCCAATTCTGCTTTCATAATTTTTATTTGTAAGATTTTACACTATCCCTAAGATAACAGGGCACACCAGTTGGATCTAACCACTTGGCATATTCAAAGTCTTCAATGGCAAGAAGCAACTGATCTCCATTATCAAACAAGTAGATATCAGAATACTTTTTTGTATACTCGTCTGCTTTTTGCAAACGAAAATCAGGTTTACCATTTAATTCAATGATGCCCGTCTGCACATAGCGATATGGAAACCGCTCGTGGATCACTGTGGTCATGGTCGTCTGAGTGTCTTCAGATATGATAGCACATCCTCACGGATCCACAACAGTTCGTGGTAACATTTCTGGGAATGAGCACATGCCCTCAGTTTAGGGTCAGGTTCTAGCACACTCTCTATGAAAATGTCCAGTCCTCTATTCCATTTGTCGTCCTGTGTCTCCATGTATCTCCTTAGGTAAAACTAAACCAACCTGTAATGATCTTCTTCTCTTCTGTATCAGACACCCTACCACGATGGTGGAATGTCCAATCTGCTGGCCAGATCACAGTGTATCCACGCTGCGCTGGGACATACTTCTGTTGGTGATACCATTCAGTGCCACCATCAGGGACATCATTTAGATATGTCATAAAGACTAGATGTCGGTAGGTGTTTCCAGGCAGGGCATTAGACCTTTCGGTATGCCACTGCTTGAATCCACCACCTTTAGGATACCACTGCATAGACAGTGGTTCTTTTACTTGGAAGCGTGAGGTCTCACAGAAAGGAAACCTCTCCAAGTATTGATTGAGCACGCCTTGAAGTGCCTTCATGTAGTTAATCACTTCGGGACAAGACAATTGATGGGGGATGAGCAGATCGAGAGAGTCTTTATAACTCTTATCAACTGTTACATCTCCCTGTCGCATGACCATTCCCTCATGAAACTCCAAGACGTTTTGTTTATGCCAGAAATCTTCAAGTCCTACCACAACGGATTCATCAACAAAGTCACCCCAGATAAAGTCATTACACTCATCATTAAGTGGGGTGCAGCAGCGACCTTTATAAATTACAATTTCTTCTTTAAGCATAAGTATCCCGACCAGGGTAAAGTTTAGGTCATTTCCAAGACGCCATCCGCAATCATGTTATCAATGAGAATCGTATAGTCCTCCTCCACATCTAGTCCCCAAAAGTGGACGTGACGTGTGCTCTTGTCACTGTAAAAGCGACAGAGTGCTTGGAAGAGGGGTGGATACTCTATGTCAAGGGCAATATTGCCATTGACAGTATCCTTCAGAATTTGCACTGAATCTGCAAAGCGATCTCTAACAGTCATGACTGACTCCTATTTGGTTTTCCAACATGCACCGAAGTGCAAGCGATCCAGGATGGATTCGAACCATCGACCGACTGCTTAGAAGGCAGTTGCTCTATTCCACTGAGCTACTGGACCCTAAGNTNTCACACGTACAATTGGATCACCTTCCCACATAGTCTTCTTAACCTTGTCAACTTTGCCTCGGATGTTAAACGAAACGATGGTGCGTGATTTGTCTGACTCATTGGGTAGTGCCTCGTGTGCTATGGTTGCTGGAAAAATAACCATGTCCCCCTCATTAACAGGTGGCACGAAGGTCTGTAACCTACCGCTCCAAGGGTTATTGAAAGGTGAAATGAATTGCGTGGCTTGATGGACTGTTGGATCAAAATCTACATACATAACTGCTGACCATCCACTGTGTCCATGATTGTGTAGACCGTGCTTCTGACCTTTGTATGATGTTTGACACCACATGTCAGTAAACTCGATGCGTCTACGCTCAGTAAACTCAGCAAGGTATGGCTCGATGATTGCAATCACCGTGTCAGCATAAGCAGGCAGCAACTCTTCATCCTGATGGAAGAAATCAGTATACTGCTCACCGTTAGATTCCAGATGCTCCTGCCCAAAGACAGGCAGAGCATTCATGATCAATTCTTTATTCTGTTTCCAATTTTGTATTTCATAGTGTGCAATTGGAATGGAAAATAAAGAATGAATCATTGGATAGTTTCAGATCGTTGTCGGATCTTCTCTGCAAGGACTTGTCCTCGTAGATGATCTCCTGCTGCTAAGGCTTCGTGTAGTTGATCCACTAGAAATTCGATTGTATAATTAATCTCATCAATCTCCTCAAGAAATTGATCTTCCATGATGGGTCTCCGCTCCTTAACTTGCTAATTATATATGCTCGGTGGGGTGACTGTCAACCCCAAAGTGTTTGATAAACCATTCGGCATCCACTACCACGAGTGCTTGCTTCCTATTCTTTTTCATGAAGAGGATGGGTTCGTAATTTCCAGAGTTAGCACATGCCTGATCGTAAGCATCATACACATTCAACTTCTCTACATTTTTACACTCGATACTAAAAGGAAATTTCTTCCTAGCATCTCGTGCCATGATGAGATCTTCTCCACCAGCACCCATGCTGCGAGACTCAATGTCTTCAGGGTGGACATCCCTATGCTCAATGAGCATGTCTCTCACCCACTTCTGGAAGTTTCTACCCTTTGCTTTCGCACTCTGTGGTTTCACTTAGGTATCCTCTCATCAAGTGCTTCATGAATAATTTGTTTCAACTCAATACGCTCTTCTGGTGTGAAGATTGTCCTTACCTTGACAGGCATAGGTGCATAACTACTAGGTTTCTTTGATTTACCAGGGAGACTCATGCCCTGTGTGTCGATCTTATTCAGTGACATCTTCTTCAGTCTCCTTCTTAAATCCAAACGGGGAAACTTTATCTTCTTCTAGTCTCAACTTGAGTGCAACAGCACCCAGAGACTCCATTACTTTGAGGATGTCTTCGGTCCTAGCATCACCGCCTAACTCTTTAGCAACATACCAATACTTTTCCCAGAAAGTATCTCCTGCTTTCTTGTAATCATCTAACGTTAATAGTTTCATATAAAAGTATAATAAAAAAGAGGGGTTACCCCCTCTTACTTAGGTCACTTGCTGTAGGTCTTTCCACGGTAGCAGAAAGTCCCGTGAGACTCTTTACTATCCACACAACGTGTGTCGTACTTCACCCCACGGTATGTGGCGTGAAGGATCTGTGCGTCATGTAAGGCAGATGCCTTCTGGATTTGCTTGCGAATGAGGTTAAGTGTGTTCATGAGTAGGTCCTCTGAAGTTAGGGTTTTTAATCCCCGTTCCTTCAGTCGTTTGCGTCCCAATAACACTCAGGGACAGATTCCTTTACGGTCTCTATCAACTCTACCTTAAAAGCATTTGAGAGATTCTCATTTGCTTTCATCTTCAGCATGATTGTATCAGCTTGTTGGCANGTGAGTGATGAATAGAATAGAAATTCAATCATGGGATCAACGCTCCGTTGCGCGACTTACTTGCGTCCGATCTCTCGGATGAACGATAGGTCTATTATAGACCTC